GAGGCGATGAACACCGAGGCCGGCAAGCTGGCCAAGCGGATCGACTTTGAGAAGTCGGTGGCTGAGTCGGCCAAGAATCTCCGCAGCGTGGTTGACCGCTGCACGCCAGCTCCCGAAGCGACCGAAGAGCGCAGCGAGAAGGTCCGCGTTGAGGCGGTGCCGTTCTCGGGCCGGCTTCGTGCGTTTGAGAACGCGAAGGACGCCTACTCGGTTGGCATGTGGTTCAAGGCCAAGAGCGGCGACGCTGACGCGAAGCGGTGGTGCCATGACCACGGCGTTGAGGCTCGCGCTCAGGGCTCGACCGGCAGCACCACGGGTGCGGCCTTCGTGCCTGACGTGCTCTCCTCGACCGTGATCCGACTCGTGGATCAGTATTCGGCCTTTGCTCAGAACGCCACGAACGTGGTCATGCCGAGCGACGTGCTGCTTTTCCCGCGTCGGACTGCCGGTGCCACGGCGTACTGGATTGACGAGAACTCGGCCATCACTGCCAGCGATCCAACTTCCAATCAGGTCACCCTGACGGCCAAAAAGGTCACAGGGGCCGTGACGATTGCTTCGGAGTTGCTCTCCGACTCAATTGTGTCAATCGCTGACTGGATCGCTACGGAACTGTCGCTGACGCTCAGCAACGCCGTGGAAGCGGCTGCGTGGAGCGGCAACCCCAGCAACGCCCCTGCCGTGGCTGGCCTCGTCACGAGCTACACGGGTGGCCTTCTTGCTTCTTCGGCTGCCACCTATGCGGCGTCGCTCGTGACGGCTGCCGGTGACACGCCCGACGAGGTGACCAAGGCCAACCTCCTGGCGATGATGGCTGCGGTTCCGCAGCACTCGCGTCAGGGTGCCAAGTGGTTCTGCTCGCCGTTCTTCTACTCGGTCTGCATGCAGAACCTCGACCTGGCCCAGGGCGGCTCGGTTGGTCTGGCTGCTGGCATGGGCCCGACCTTCCTGGGTTCGCCGGTGGTTCTCACCGACCGGCTCCCGAGCGGTGCGGACTCGACCGGCGCGATCATGGCTCTGTATGGCAACATGGCCAACAGTTCCTACTACGGCATCCGCCAGGCCATCGAGATCGCGTCCAGCGATCAGGTGAACTTCCTGTCGGACCAGACCGTGATCCGGGCTGTGGCTCGCGTCGCCATCACGCACGCGAACCTTGGCACCTCGACCGTGGCCGGTCCAATCATCGGCCTCGTTGGTGCGTGAGCCTGACGGCTTGACGGGTGTGCAATCTTGAGCGGGCGGCTTCCACGACGGGGCCGCCCGCTCTCTCTTTTGAGGCACGCATGCTGGTCAAGGTAGGTGGCACTGAAGTTGACATCCGAGTGGAGGCCGTGCTCTCGATGCCACGGCTTTCGTTCACGGCCAATCACTTCGCCTGGGCGCAGGCCCTGATGCCGCTAGGCATTCGCCCCACCATGGGCACGGGTGCGTTCTGGAGTCAGGTTTCCACCCGCGTCTACGAGCAGTTCATTGATACGGCGGAATATCTACTGGCCATTGACTACGACACCTTTTTCACCAAGCAGGACGTTGAACAACTCTTCGCTATGGCGATGACTTTTCAATGCGACGCGATCACTGGCCTGCAGACAAAACGCGAAGACGGCCGACCGATGTTAACGCTTAAGGGCACGCTCGACGCACCGCCAGAGGACGGGCACACACAACTGCCATCGTCGTGGTTTGCTGAGCCCGTACAGGAAGTAGATACTGCCCATTTCGGGCTTACCGTGATCAGCACCGCCGCACTCAAGCGGATGAAAAAGCCGTGGTTTTGGAGCAAGCCTGACGGCGAAGGCTCTTGGAACGACGGCCGCATCGATGATGACATTTGGTTTTGGCGGCAGTGGCGCGACTCTGGCAACCGCGTCTTTGTCTCGCCGCGTGTCGTTTTGGGCCACGGCGAGTACGTCGTGACGTGGCCCGGCAAGAACCTTGCTGCCCCTGTTTTCCAGTGGACTACTGAGTTCACGAACACGGGCAAACCGCCAGAATCTGCATGGAGTGTGGGCTAATGCCGAAGATTGTGTTTACCCGCGCGTGGCGTGGCTACCGCAAGGGGCAAGTGGCCGAGCTTCCTGGCGGGATCACCACGCAGCTGCTCGCCCAGCGTGTCGCGGTGGAAGACAACCAGCCGTCGCTGATTGAAACGGCTGCCCTTGAGCACGACGCAGAAACCGCAGACGCCACGCCGAAGAGGAGCAGACGCCGTGCAGTATCGAAGCCTGACTCGACAAACGCCGCCCGCCGTTGAGCCCGTCACGCTCGCAGAAGCCAAGGCCCATCTGCGGGTTGATACGAGCGGCGATGACGCCTATATCGGCACGCTGATCACGGCGGCCCGAGAGTGGTGCGAACAGTACCTAGATCGCACGCTGGTCAACACTCAGTGGGTGATGCGGTTTGACTCATTCCCGCCAGACGGCACCCATGACATCGAGCTACCACGGCCGCCCATGGCGACGGCCGGCACGACCACAGCAGTGGCCCTGACGTTCACCTACGAGAACGGCACGACAGCCACCTACTCCACAGCCAGCTACCGCGTGGACCGCAGAAGCACGCCAGGGGCCGTAAAGACTTTGTATGGCCAGACGTGGCCGCCGCATCTCATGGATGACAACGCCATCAGCGTGACATGGTGGGCCGGCTACGGGGCTGCTGGTTCAAGTGTGCCTGCTGCCATTCGCCACGCCTGCCTGATGCTGGTTGGCCACTGGTACGAAAGCCGCAGCACGGTGCTCGTTGGCAGCATCAGCAAGCCGCTGGAGTTTGCTGTTGAATCGCTTCTCTCGTCACAGAAATGGGGCAGCTACCAATGAGCCTTGAAGGACGAATCAACGTAGACGTTCTTTTCCACGACAAGGACGGCACGGCATCGCTCAAAGTGGTGAGCCTGCAGGACTCGAAAGCCTACACCACTGGCAAGGTTGCTGTGCTTACTGGGACGCTTGGAACGGCCAGCACGCAGATAACGCATGGCGGCGTGTTTAGGGGCGCTGATGGAGAGTATGTAACCTTGCAGGCAGTGACCTATGCCGCGTTTCGTTTTGACGGCGCAAGCCCAAACTACAAGCGCATGGCGATTGGGAACACGACGCTGCGATCAAGCGATGGCATCGTTACTGCGTCGTGCGTCAGCGATGACAGCGGAGCATTTACTCTCAGCGGAAACCAAGGAAGCACCGGCACCTATACCGTCGTGCTTTATGGCACATGATTGACGCCGGCAAGCTCCGCGAGCGCGTGACGGTGCAGCAGGCGTCCGAGTCTCGGAACGCTCTCGGGGAAACCGTACTTTCGTGGGCCACGTTCGCTGAACGCTGGGCCAGCGTGGAAGGCGTATCGTCCCGCGAGCTTTTGCAGTACGGGCAGCAGCAGATTGAGGTTTCACACCGCGTCCGCATGCGGTGGCTCGACGGGCTGACGCAATCCATGCGGATCGTCTGGCGTGGCCGCACGCTGGAAATCGTCAGCCTGCTCGAGCACGGGAACCGCAGTGAGCACGAGCTCGTCTGCCAGGAGGCCGCATAGATGGCCGTTGCTGGCGTCTACATGTCGCTTGATACGTCCGAGATTGTGCGGCTGCAGAAGTCGCTTGGCAAAGTCTTTGGCGACAATGGGGACCTAGCTGAGACGCTAGGCGAGGCGATTGAGAAAGCACTGGAACCGGCAAAGCTGCGGCTGCGAGAGAACACGCCAGTGGGGCCTACTGGCAATCTCAAGCGTGCCGTGAATATGAAGATCGTGAAATACAAGAATAGCGGCGTGGCCGTGGGCCTACTTGGCTACAATCGTGCTGGCAGTGGTAAGTCCACCAGTGCTGCGGGCGGCACGGTGCAGGCTGGCCCTGATCGTGCGTTTCATCAATGGTGGCTGGAGTTCGGCACCAATCAGCGAGTGGTGGCCAAGCTCTCAAACAAGCCCTACCAGCGGAAGGCTCACCAGAGAACGATGAAGTCTGGCAAAGTCGCCAGCATTAAGGCTCACCAAGTCTCTGGGCAGAACGCCTACATCGCTTCCTCCTACAACAAGCTTGGCCCGTTCACGATGGCCAAGGGAACTGACGGGCGAGTGCAGACAGACCCTGCCTACCCCAAAGCCTTTTTCCGAAAGTCCAAGACGCCTATCGTGATCCCTGCCATGAATCCTGGCGGCAGCGGGGAGCCGCCAGTTCAGAAGACGTGGCGTGAGTATCAGGGCAAGGTGGCTGAGCGGCTCACGTCGGAATTGCGGATTTCGCTTGAGCGTGCCCTGGACGCGCTCACGTACACCAGCACCGGCAGCGTGACTGGTGCCACCATCCAGGCCGGAGGCTAGCCGTGCTGAAGTCACCAGAGCAGGCAGCTGCTCGAGCACTCGTTGCAGATCCCGCTGTAGCCATGATTCTTGGCCAGCGTATCTGGCCCGTGATCGCACCGGCGTCTGCGTCCCTGCCGTTTGCCACCTGGCGACGCACTGGCGTGACCCGATCGCAAGGGCTCGCAGGCCCGACAGGTGCCACGTCTGTGCAGTTGGCTGTGGACGTGTTCTCAACCACGTACGAAGAGGCCCGCGAGGCCGCCGACAGAATCCGTTCAGTTCTGGATGGATGGGGCGGGCAAGTGACAGACTACGTAAGCGTGCGGAACGTGAGCCTCGAAACTGAGTCTGACGGATTCGTACAACTCGCTGGCGGTGACTTGCCGCCCGTCTATCAGGTGACGCAATCGTTCTCAATCCTATGGCAGGAGACTTAGCAGATGCCCTTTGAAACTCCGCATGATGGTGCTGGCACAGTCCTGACGTGGAAGAGCACCACGTACACGGTCACCAACATCGTGGTCAGCATGACGGACCCGACTGCCACCGAGGACAAGATTGCCGTTTCGCACCTTGGCCAGACGGCTGGCGAGACTGCCAAGACGCTTGACCTGCCGCTGGCCGGCGCTGCCTCTGGCGACACCGGACAGACCGTTCAGTTTGACTACATCGGCAAGACGATCATTGCTGACAAGGAAACTGGCACCCTGGCCATCACGGTTGGCGGTACGTCGCTTCTGAGCCGTGCTGGCACCGTCAACTCGTCCACGCTCACGCTGGCGACGCAGGACGCGATCCGAGGCCAGGCCACCATCCGTATTGCCCGTAGCTAGTCCGTGACGGAGGCCCGTCATGGCTGGCTACTCAGCGGGCGTTACGGCTACGTGGAACAGCGTGAACTTCGGTGAGGTTACGGAAATCTCCGTAACGCACGGCGGTGCCATGCCATTGGCTCGCGCCAGTACGTGGACGCTTGACGTAGGCACTATAGAGATGAAGTGCCTAACCACGGCGAACATCTCCACGGCCAACTACGGCAAGCGTGCGCAAGTCACTATCACTGGTGGCGGGCTTGCTTACTCGGGAAAGGCAGTGCTTGAGAAGTTCACCATGGCTGGCGTGGTCAATGACGTGACGCGCTACGCAGTCACGCTACGAGTCCAAGGCTAGGAGAAACTATGAGCCTCAGCGTTGCAGACCTTGCCAAGCAGATCCTTGATGCCGA